GACAGGGCATCATAGCTTGCAGCCGCCCCATCTTTCATCCCGGCAAGCACGGGAAGTACATTTGCCTGTAAATCTTCAAACTGTGTACCGAACAGTTTAACCGCAGCCGTGTTCTTTGCTATCGGGTCATCCATATTATTTAAGGTATTCACAACTTCGAAGAAGGCCTCCTCGGCACTCTCTCCTCCGGCAGCAAACCGTTTCGTCATTTCATCTGCATTCATCCCAAGTGCCTGAAATGCTTCTATAGTTGTATTGCTTCCGTCCTTTGCCCTTAAGTTAAATTCCTTAACGGCATCACCGACTTTATCAATGGAGAAAACACCTGCTTCTGCACCATTGATAAGTCCGGTAACAAACTGATCCGCTGACAATCCCAATGCGGAATACTGTGCGGAATATTCATTTAAGGTATCGAGTAAATCCCCGTTTTGGTCTGCACCATTCTGTGCGCCGACTGCAACGATGTTATATGCTTCCTCTGCTGTCACACCAAAGTTCTTCATCAGTGCATTGGCAGCACGAGCCGATTCCTGCAGATCATATCCGAAGGTATCACGCAAAGCAAAACCGGACTCTGTGGCTTTCTGTAACTCATCCCCCACAAGTCCGGTTGTTTTCTGTACAATGGATAATCCCTCTGCTACATCCTCAAGGCTGTCACCGAAATTATTGGTATAGACCTTCTGTGCGATTGCACCAAGTTCCTCTAATTCCGTGCCTGTTGCTCCTGTGGATGCGGATATCTGATTGACAGCCTTATTATATTCATCACCCAGTTTTACCAGTTCCACGCCTGCTGCCACAACGGCAGCACCAATGGCAGCTGCCGCTGCTGCGATAGCCGTACCGACTCCTGCGACAACAGAACCGACCTTTTCGAACTTACCGGATGAATCCTCTGCCACATCTCCGCTGTCTGAGAGTGATTCTGCAAAATCATCCGTCTGTTCTTCTGCTTCCTCCATCTCCTGTCCCAGTCTGTCAATGGCATCCTCATTAGCTTTCAATTCAGACTCCATTTTATTCAAATCAGCCTGTGCATTGTTCAGCTGTATCTGCCAGCTTCTGGTTCGGCTATCCGCTTCCCCAAAAGAAGAGGAAGCATTTTCAAGTGCCGCCTGTAAAGTCTGCACCTTATTTTTCTGTGCTTCTATCTCCTTCGTCAGCACACCGTTTCTTGCACTTAAGGACTGGATGGATTTATCGTTTTTATCAAATTGCGATGTGACAAGGTTCATTTCTGAACCAAGCACCTTAAAAGCGGAGTTGATTTCCTTTAGGGCATTTTTAAACTCCTTCTCGCCCTCAACTCCCATCTTGACACCGAAACTCTCAGCCATCCAAACACCTCCTTAGATGCCTTCCGGTATGATATCCTCAATGAAAACCTCCCTCTTAGGCTTTGCAATTCCAAGAAACTGTTTGTGAAGTTCCCATTGATCCATAAGTTCGCCAAGCGGTGTCAAAAGCACTTCCTCTTCCGGTTTCCGTAACTGTGTTACTCCGATATACACGAACCGGGCAAAGCTCACTTCTGGTGGCTCTGCCCGGTCTGTGCGTTTCCCTTTTCATTTTTCTCCGGCATGGATTCCACATGACGCTTCGTGCCTTTTAACATTGCTGCCATGATTGCATCCTTATATTCTGCCAGTTCATACGGATTGGTAAGAAGTTCTATTTCATCTTCTGTAAGAAGCGGTTTCGGTTCATCCCTGTGCTGTAAATTATGGATGAGGATTTCCTGATTTGCCAACAATGCAATCAGCCAAATAACCTCTCCCAACGATTCCTCCATCGTTGCATTCTTTAACAGCTTGTCACCGAGTTTCTCCAAACCGCCATACCGCTTGGTAATATCCTTTGTTGCTTTGGTGGTAAGAATCAGCTTGTGTTCCACACCACCGATTGTAATAACCTGACTTCTATCTTCTATACTGTACATACTGCTTCTCCTTTCAAATCCCGGTTACCCGGTTTCTATGCATCCTCTTCCGATACATTTGACGCTTCAGTTGTATAAGCAGGCTCGTAAACCTCTTTATACCAGCTTCCGATAGTTGTTGTATTTACACCGGAATCATCCTCACTGACCTCCGCTTTCCACGGATGTCTGCCCTTTCCGTCCACCTTATTTCTGCGCATTACCGTTCCTTCAATGCTTGGTGTCTGGAAGTTTATGGATTCTCCCTTTGTTTCCAAATTGGTAGCCGGAACCGCAAACTTCACACGGTATAACCAGAAATAACGGTATTTTCCGTTTGCCTTCTTTGCTCTGAAGCCGACTGCTACAGGCTTACCGTCGTCTTCCGATGTGGAAACCAGTACACCATTGCTGTCAATCTCTGCACCTGTCAGTTCTGATGCTGCGGAAAGTCCGATGTCATCCACACCAAGTGTCAGTGTGCCAGAATTGAATTCCTTGATGATCTGTGCAATTCCATCATCCGCATACAGCACTGCTTCTGCAAGTTCTACAGACAACTCCACAGAAATCGCTTTTGCAAGCTGCACCGGAGTACCATAGGTTTCCTCCTCGTTTTCATCCTCTGTAATAGGCGCATAAAATAATTTATCAAGACCGATGGTTGCCATTGGCAAATCCTCCTTCCTATTCGCTTATTCCCATTACTTCAAAAATGTAATGGTGGTATTTTGTTTCTTTTTCAAACTCCATATATTTTCTGGATGTAATCGTAATGTCTGTATCCAGGAGCCTTGTAGTAATCTCATCCCTCATCTTCAGATAATTTCCTTTACAGTAAAGTGCCAGTTCAACTTCCTCTGTCTCCACGATTGGTCGGTCATCTGCACATACAGGGAAATCATCCGTTCCGGGTATGATTACCAAAAAAGTATCCGGTTGTTGAGGTTTTCCTTCCTCATCATTAACCGGATACTCCGAAACTGTCACTTTCAGTTTCATAGGTTCTAATGCCTTTATGATTCGGCTGTTCAGACTCATAATTTCTCCACCTCCGAATCCAATGCTTCCTGCATCTTTTTGATGCATTCCTTCTTCGCCTTTCTGCCGGCCGGCTTCGCCCACGGCTTGGCTGGCTGATTAGAACGACCATGTTCCAAAACAGCAGCTTTCAGTGGGTTGGGTACTCCTTTTCTGTCATAACCGATACAGCCCACCTTTATGTTCCAATTCCCATCTGCAGACTGGTAAGGTTTCGTAACAGACAGAGACTCAAGCAAATCACCTGTTGATTCCGATGGTTCTTTTGTCGCCTGACCAATAACGGAAGAAAGACTCTGTTTCGCAGCATCGTACAATGGCTTTACCCCTTCTTCCAATACCGCACTTGTGACTGCATCATAATAGCTGCCCAGTGCTTCCATCTTTCGTATGGTTTCTTCCGGCAGTTTGAATGTCATCTTTGCCATCGCGCCACCTCCCTCGCCATAATGGTAAGCATTCCGCTCCGCTTATCTCCAAGCACGGACTCAATTTCAAAAATTCTGTCCCCGTGTTTTATTCTCATGGTAGATTTAATTCCTGAACGAAATCGGATGTATATTTTATTTGTGATTTCTGCAGTCTCTCTGTTGGAAGCCATATACTCTTTACCGGAAACGGGAGCGATGTCTGCCCATACCGTATGGACTGTCATCCACTCCCTTGTTTCAAACCCGTCTGCATCCTGTGTACTTTTATAATCCTGTATTTCTATGCGGTATCTCATCCTTCCGACCTGCATCAGAATTCCTCCTTCCGCACACTGTACAGCAGAAATTTAAGCATCCTAGTCAACTCATCAAAGTCTGCCTTTTCCCTGTTTTCATATAAATAGGTCACAGCATAACGAATTCCAACTTTCACAATCTCCGGCACTTCTTCCATTTCATCAAAATCTGTTCTTACAATATCCTGGCACAGACTTTCTGCTGTCTCCAAAAGCGTCTGAATGAGGGCATCCTCTTCCGTGCCATCCAAACGCAGATATAATTTCGCTTCATCCACGGTCACAAGCATACCCTCATCCCCCTATCTTACGCAGACTTCATACTAAGCAGTTTCACAGCTTCAGGAAGAATCAGCTTTCCATCCACTCTCTGGCTTGCAAGGAAACCGACCTGTCCTGTGGTTGCATAAAGTTCATTCAGACGTTTGAAGCTTCTGCCCTCACGGTCTGCAATCCAGTAATAAGAAAAATCACCGAATGCAAGAGGTGTGGCTCCTGCTGCCACTTCCGGTGCAAATGTGGAAGTGTAATAAGGACGGTTCAAAATCATATCCGGTACACCTACAGACACAGAAGGCTGCCAGATATAATTACCGTTGGAATCCTTTAACTTACGTAGTGCCTTAACTGTGGAATCATTCAAAATCCATTTAGCCTTCTTACGGTAAGGAGCCTTTAATGAATAGAACAGATCCATGACATCATCAAATGTGATGTTGGCAGTCGTAGTTGTTACACCAACTTCTCCACCTCCGGTGGCATTGAAAATACCGACAGGTTTTCCGGCACCGTCACCAACAAAGAATGCTTCCTCTTCCTTTGTGGAGATACGTCTTGCAAACTCTTTCACGATATATGCCTGAACGTCAAATATACTATCATTTAAAAGTTCATCCGATACTTTAATCATGGTAGCAAGTTTATATGCTCCGATAGATGTCTGACCAAAGCTGTCATCAGATTCAGGGAACTGTCCGTTCTCGTCAATCCATGCTGCTTCGCCCTTACCCGTAACAATCGGAATCTTGCGGTCACCGCTGGAAGTTCTGATTACGGTTGCAAGGGAACGGAAGAAACTCTCCTCTTCCAGTCCTTCCACCAATTTTCTTTCAAACTCATCCGGCACCAGATAACCGCCCTCGGCATCTTCCCCGATGGAAAGTGCATTATTGACATCGTAATAGTTCTTCTTACGCATCGCATTCCAGAATGCAGTCTGGTATTCAGCAGATGCACGTCCGCTCCCCTTATCCCCCGGCTTCATGCCCGGCTTATCCTTGATTGGTTCGGAAGTAGCCTTTGCCAGTTCCGCATCAATGGCAGCCTGTCTCTGCAATCTCTCGATTTCTTTACCGAGTGCCACCACATCCGCTTCCATTCTTTCGTAAGTCGCATTGTCCTCTGCAGAAATCAGACCATCACTGCCCCTTCTGGAATCCAAAAATGCCTTGGCAGTTTCCCATGCTTTCTTTCTCTTTTCCATTAATTCCAATACTGTACTCATATTCATTGCCCTCCTTATGGCTTTAACAGACTGAGCCGCTTTTCAAGCTCGCTAATGTTTACCTTTTTCTCCGGCTTTCCGGGAATCAGCTTATTAAAAAAGGAATTGGTAACAGCCGACCTTGAAAACAGGATGGCTTCCAATTCCTCTTCCTTTTCTTCTTCCTTTTCTTCCGAATTTTCCTCTTTTCCCTTATCAAAGAGAACTTCATCCGCAAACCCAAGTTCCACAGCTTTCTTTGCATTGAACCAGGACTCTGCATCCATCAGATGTGAGATTTTCGTGCGGTTCAATCCGGTTTTGATTTCATAGGCATTCATAATGGATTCCTTGACTTCATCAAGCATCTCAATTGCCTTTTTCATCTCTGCTGTATCTCCAATGGCTATCGTAGCCGGGTTGTGGATCATCATCATTGCCACCGGACTCATCAGCACCTTTGTTCCTGCCATTGCAATCACGGAGGCTGCCGAAGCAGCAAGACCGTCAATCTTCACAGTCACATGACCTTTATAGTCCATCAGCATGTTGTAGATTTGGGCAGCTGCAAACACATCACCGCCCGGACTGTTTATCCATACGGTAATATCCCCTTCGCCGGATAACAGTTCGTCTTTAAATAACTTAGGGGTAACCTCATCCCCGTACCATGTTTCATCTGAGATTTCTCCATTTAAAAAGAGGGTTCTTTCCCCCTCGTTTCTGACCCAGTTCCAAAACTTTCGTTTCATCGTAGACCTCCTCTGTTTCTATTGTCTGGTGGTTGCTGCGGTTCGGTTTCCTCTGACGTGCTTTTCGTTCCCTCTTTGGCAAATGCTCCTGCATCCTTCAGCTTCGTCATCGCACCGTTCACAAGATACAGATTGCCACCTTCCTCTTCCGGTAATGGATTCATATCTTCCATTTCACGGATATCGTTGGTCGACAGCCAACCATTCTGTCTGCCGATGGCGTAACCATTCATTCGGCTCTGATAATCTCCACGGAGCAGACCGTCCACATTCAACTTTATAAAAAACTCTTTTTTCTCTTCCGGCAGAAAAAGGGATTTTTTAAGTGCCTGTTCCCATCGGATTACCCACGGGTCAAGTGTGTATTTCACAAATTCCAAGGACTGCTGCTCAATATTAGAAAAACT